CCCTGGGTGCTAGTAGCTGCCCGGTCCTTCGAGCGCCTCGAAGTCGGCGCGCGTGCCCTGGCCTTCCGGTCGCAAGCCGCAGCGATCCCGGTAGCCGAGTGCACAACGTCGGCACATGATCCCAGCATAGACGCCGAACGAGTAGCGCTCGTCGACCGTGGTGTCGTGCCGCTTGCACCGGTCGCAGATCCCGAACTCGATCGCCTTCGCGACGAGACGATCGTGCCTCGCGATAAGCCGAACTACCTGTGCCCTATCTTGATCGTTCATCGCCGCCAGGTCGTCGCGCGTGAGTCCAAACGCGTTCATCGCGTCACCATGTACGCTTTCTCGATCACGTCGCCGCCCTGCTGCCCCTTCATGTGCGGGGCGATCCAGATCACGCGGTGCGCCTTGCGACTGGGATACCACTGGGCGCGATGATGCCCCGACACAATCCATCGGCGACGATACGCCCGACGCTGCCCGTCGTCCTCACTCGCGTCGGCGTTGGGTTCGCCCGTCGCCAGGCGTCGCAGACGCACAACGCGGATCTGTTGCTCTTTGTATGCGGCGAACTCTTTGCGGCGTCGCCACGCCCTCGGCAGCGTGCAGTCGTCGGTGTCGGTGTAGTGTGAGTTGATCAGCGAAAGGATCGCGAGCGCCCATCGAACCGTGCTGCGATCCCTGGCTCGGATGTCATCGGGAAACGTCTGCCCGTATCTGATGTGGACATCATGCGCGATCGGCCAGGCATTATCAGGGCGTTCCATATGAACGACGACGGCGACGCCGTCATCCTGCCCGAGTAACTGGAGTCCGACCGCCTCGGCCTGCTCTGCGCTGTTGCCGTGCTGCCGTAGCTCGGTCTGAAACTCAGCCTCGAAGGCGAGATACATCGACCGAAACGGCAACAGGTCCGAGTCGATAACGTGCCTCGGCATCGGTGCGTCTGCCGCAAGGTTCGTCAGGTCGTGCGACAACGCGAACGTCTCGGCCGCTAGGATGCTCGACAAAAGATAGCCGCGCTCGCTGTCGCCGTAGGGTCGGTTGTCCAAGTGCACGAGCTTCCGCGCCGATGCCATCACGACGGCAATGGTTCGTTGCTCCGCGATCGCCTTCCAAGGTTGATCGACGAAGTACTCGCCCCTGGCTCGACGCAAGGCGATCAACTGCCGCACTAGTGGATCGGCGCTCACGTCCTCGAAGACTCGCCGCCGCGCGGCCTCACCGACGAGCGGCCCCGTGTAGGTGCAGCGCGTGACGTCTGCCTGGCGTCGGCCAGCAAGGGCGCAGAGCGCACGCCAGGCGGTCGTCGCCGCATGTCCGGCTGCGGTTGCCCGCCCCACCAGCAGACGGGGCAGGCGAAGTAGGTGCGCCCGTTGTCGAGATACCGATCGCACGGCCCCAGCGCGCAGCATGTCAACGACTGCCCCGCGTGGTCGGCCCGTCGGGTCGCGCCTCTGGGATACTGCGAAGCACGCGTTCAGACATAGCGTCCCTAGTGGCGCGCGCGTGCACGCTGTCAATTGTTAGGTCGTCTTGCCAGCGGTTGATCAGGTCGACGCGGACCGCGCGGATCTCGTGCTTAATGGCGCGCACTTCGTCGGTCATTTCCTCGATAGCGCGCAGCAGCCGTTCGGATTGTGACTCCGTCATAGTTGCCCCTCGCAATAGCGCACGAGCGCGATCAGCTCGCGGCGATACGCCGCCACGTCGAGATCGCGCGGCGACTGGTTTCCGATCGGCGGGTCGACGACGAGCTGCCCCGCGCGCACGACCACGTCGCGCCCGTCCTGTTCTAGTGAAAGCAGCAACACCAGGGCAGGAACAGACACGCGCAGGCCGCCGCGCAGGGCAACAGTCAACGGCGCAGACTCGGGCATCAGCTCACGCGGGGCGGTGTCGTCGGCAGCGGAACGATCAGCCGCCGTTGCAGCGGTTCGCCGCCACCGTTCGGCGGCTTCGTGATCGCCTGGTCGTGCGTCGCCAGAATGAGCGACTCGATCCGCTGCACCGCGCCGGGCAGGTCGGTAAACTGCCGCTTGAACTCTTCCAGCAGCACGCGGATCTCGGCGAGGTCGGCGTCGACTTTATCCGACGCGGTCAGCATCGCCTCGACGCGCGCATCGGCCCGCGCTTGCTTTAACGTGCGCGCGGCGTCGCGCTTGGCCTGCACCTCGGCGCGGGCGGCGAGCTTCGTGCGCCACCGTTCGGCCTCGGCCTCGACGTCGGCGATCGTCGGGCGGATCTGATTGCGCCCATACTTACCGCCGGGCACCGACGGGAAGCGCCCGGCCTCGGCCCAGGTGCGGATCGTGGTCGGCGTGACGCCGATCATCTCGGCGGCTTGCTTGCTGTCAACACGTAGAAGCGATCGATCGGTCATGCGGTGTTCTCCCTCTGGAAGCGGCTCGGGCGGCGAGCCTTGGTTTCGGCGAGCGTTTTGCGCGAGTGGCACGGCTTGCAGAGCGGTTGCCAGTTGTCGCGCGTCCAGAACCGATCGAAGTCGCCATCATGCGGCACGACATGATCCAGTTCGGTCGCGCGCACTTCCCGGCCCGCTGTCAGGCACGTCGCGCAGAAGGGGTGCTTCCGTAGGAACCCGGCGCGCGCTTTGCGCCAGGCGGTCGAATACATGCGCTGCGTCGGGCGTTTCGGCTTGAGCCGGGCGACGACCTGGCCGCGCGCCTTGATGCACTCCGCGCAGCGCCAGGTGCCATACACCAGGACGCGACGACAGATCCGGCACGGGCGCGGCAGCGGGTCAGCCATCGCAGCCCCGCAGGTGATCGACGAGCGCCCGCACTTCGGCGACGTCGAGCGTCAAACTGTAGGCCGCCTTGACGCGCAGCCAGCGGCGACCGTAGTGGCACCCGTCGACCGTCGGCCACCAGGTCGCCGGATCGCGGTCGCCCTTCGAGCGGTTGACCGAGGCCGAGGTGAGATCAAGGTTGAGCCGGTCGAGCGCGAAGCCGCGCCGCATCACCGTCGGCCAGGCGCTCGCGCCGGAGCGGTGCGCCTCGGCCAGCGGCACGATGTGGTCGACGTCTATCTGCCCGGCGTCGGTGAGCGGTGCGCCCGTGTACGGGTCGACCCACGCGCCGCCGACGACACGGCAGTCGCGCGTCGTGGCAAACGTCACCGGCTCGGCGCTCGCGGCGATCAACAACTCGGCGCGCAGGTTTTGACAGTCGCGATCCGTGTCCGGCCAGCCCACGAAGTAGTCGGCCCGGTCGTAGCCGGTCGGCTCAGGCGCGATCATTCGCACCCCACCGACGACGACGAGCGCCGACACCGCCGCGCCGATCGCCGGGCGCAACGCGTTCCCCGTCATGCGAACAGTCGCCCCAGGATCGACTCGCGTGCCATGCGGCTATAGTCGGGGTTCAACTCGATCCCGACAAACTCGCGCCCCAGTTTCAGCGCCACACAGCCCACGGTGCCAGACCCCGCGAACGGATCGAGGATCAGATCGCCAGACTTGCTTCCGGCCTTGATGCACGGCTCGACCAGTGCGGTCGGGAACGTCGCAAAGTGGGCTTCCCTGTAGGGCTTGTGCCGCTCAAAATGCGGATTGATCGTCCAGACGGATCTGAGGTTGCGGCCACTAGCTGCCGCACTCCCCCGGCGATCTATCTCATGATAGGACGCAACTCCGTTGACCGTTCCCTTGATCCTCCCTTTCCCCATCATATTTCCTCCGCTGGTTGACCAATCGCGGCCAGCGCCAACCTCCCGCACCGCGTCGGCGTCGTAGAAATACCGCGCAGACTTGGTGAGCAGAAACACATATTCGTGGCTCTTCGTCGGGCGGTCGGTCACACTCTCCGGCATCACCGATCCGCTGTAGGCAGGGCAGAACGAGACGCCCTTCGCCCAGATAATGTCTGATCGCAGATACCAGCCGTCGGCTTGCAGGGCGAACGCCACGCGCCACGGGATACCGACGAGATCCTTGGGTTTCAAGTTTCCCACTACGGTGGAACGTGTCCGATGCTGGTTGGCGCGTTGTGCGTTGCGTCCTAGGTTCGTGAGGCCACGGGAAAGTGCCTCCGGATTACCTTTAGGCGACGAGGCATAACTATCACCAAGATTGAGCCACGCCGTGCCATCGTCCCGCAGCACGCGCCGCACCTCGCGGAACACCGCCACCAGTGTCTCGACGTAGGCGTCCGGCGTCGGTTCTAATCCGATCTGCCCATCCACGCCGTAATCTCTCAGGCCGTAATACGGCGGCGAGGTCACCACGCACTGCACCGATTCGGCGTCCAGGGTCGGCAGCACCGTGCGAACGTCGCCATCGTGGATGATTGGTCCGTTTGGCATCACATACCGCCCGGCCACGGTCGACGCCTGGCGCGCGCGAGCGTTGCATTCGTGACGCGCATTTCAAGCCGCGCCCGTTCCTCGATCGGCAACCGCGCGCGCCACCGATACCAGATCCACAACGCGCGCACGTGTCCGAGAACCGCCGACACCGGCCAGACTTCAAGCACCATCATTTATCCCCGCTGAGTTGTTCAAGGCACAACCGGATCGCATGTTCTGCTTGGGCGGGCACAACGCCGTTGCCGAGTGCTCGGAGGCGATGCGTGCGATCGACCAGCCCCTCGGCCAGCCCATCAGCCACTCGACGAACGTGGCCGACAGTCGACGCTGCATCGAGTGCGGGCGCGAGTCCTGCATCGTCGCCGATGATCGATGCCCACTTCCGCGCGTCGCCTGGTCCCGGCGGCCACTCGGTCGGGAACGCGGCACCAGCGCCACGTTGACAACTCCCGGCAGACGACTTTTCGCTGCTCGTTTTTCCCAGTTCATATTCTCGCCCGTATCCTTCCAATCGCTGGTGGTCGGCGTCGGCCACGCCGATGCCATCGCGTGGAAAGCCTCGGCCTGTCCTTCGAGATTCAGAAACGGTCTGGTCTTGTCCCCGTTGGAATAGCTGTACGCTCTGGTCGCCACTTTGGGCGTCTGCCATGCCTGTGTGTGAAGTGGGCGAGGCGCGTCGGAATTGTTTGGCGTATCCCAGGATAAAGACGCGCTCTCGCTGGTGCGGCGCACCAACATCCGATGCACGGACGAGCGTTTCCGCAACGCGGTAACCCAGTCGCTCCAACTCGTTTCGGACCACCATGTAGGCCGGTCGCCCGTCCCGTTGTCGAGTTGAAATAAGAGTCCCGACGTTCTCCAAAAAGACGAGATCCGGTCGCGCCCCGTTGATAACCCGCCGCACATGCGGCCAGAGATGCCGGCTGTCGTCGTCGGCCTGTCGCTTCCCTGCTTGGCTGAAGGGTTGACACGGGAATCCCGCAGAGACGCAATCCACCGATCCACGCCAGCGTCGGCCGTCGAAGGTCGTAACGTCGTCCCAGATAGGAGCTGGTGCCAGCCGCCCTTCCTCCATGCGCGCCGCCAGGACGGCGGCCGGATAGGCTTCCCGCTCGACGTAACAGACGGCGCGGTACTCTCGAAACACGCGCCCGATTCCGATTTCGAGGCCGCCAGCCCCGGCACATAGAGCCAAGCCATACACCTACATGTCCCCCTCGTTGCGTGCGTACCACTCGCGCACGTGGATCGCGAGCGTGTCTGCTGGTCGCCCGGTGCCCGTCGTGCACTGGTCGCAACCCTTGCAGACGCCATGCGAAATGTTCCAGGCATGCGTCCAGGCGCGCGCCTTCGAGGCAATATACGGATTCGCCCACCGTGCGACGCCGCGCTGCTCTGCCTGTCGCGCGTGCCGCATCGTGTCGCGGACGTGTTCGTTGCCCATGCGTCGCAGCACGGCAGAGCGCCGATCGGGGGCGACGTAGGCGCGGCGCGGGTTGTTGACCCCTGGCACATCATTCCTCGTCGCCGCCCGGCGGCTCGCCGTGCAGGTCGATCCAGTCCGACCAGCGCACCACGACCAGCGCGTCGCGTCGTGGTCGCCGGGGGCGGTTTAACACCAGCACGCCGATCTGGTGGCGGCGTTCCGACACACGCCGAATCCCGTCGAGCCAGTCGAATAGATATTTCGGGATCACCTTCCGCACTTTGAGCTGATACCCGAACAGCCCCGACGTGAAGTCCGCGCCGTCGCGTTCGCCCGTCACCGGAATCCGTTGCGTGCCGAGATCGCGGGCGTGCGCCCGTTCGGCGGCTTTCCAGCTCGCGTTCGTCATCGCCGCCCCCGCGATTGCGCGTTGCTGGTTTGTCGAATGGCCGCCCGTGCCCGGCGGGCCGCGATCGTCTCGTTCGTGTCGACACAGGCGCACCGCTCGACGTAGTCGTGCTCGTAGTCGCTGCCGAGTGGCGCGCAGGCAAACCGACCGCAGCGCGTGGCCGCCGTGCACATGCGCGGACGCCAGCCGGAGTCGTCGCACACGTCGCACGTCGGCGGCACCGGGATCGCAATGCGCCCGGCCTCGATGGTATCGGCGAGCTTCGCCCACCCGCGCGCCCGGAGCTGCGCGACGCAGGCGGCTTTCGCGAGCTGCACGCGGGCCACCTGGCCGGGCGTCGCGTTCGGCACTTGCGCGACCAGGGGCGCGGGCGGCGCGTGCTTCGAGGCGACCGCCTCGGCAGCGAGCGCCCACTCGGAGACGGTCGGCATATACCGCCCGGTGCGTTGCAACTGCGCGGCGGCGTCGACAATCGCCGCGACCGGCAGATCGGCCAGCGCCTCGTAGTAGATCTGTCGCTGGTCGGCTCCGCCGTCACGCGAGGCGGGCACGCGAAACGCGAGCGCCAGGCCGTCGTAGGCGTGCGCGAACGCCGGGGCATCGGTCGTCGTCACTTGAGCCGCTCCAGGAATTGCGCGCTCGCCGCCGCGAAGGTGTCCGGCGCAGGCGCGTCGCCGAGGTACTGGTTGATCCGATTGCCGCCCGCGAACACCTCGAACGGGTGCCGCCGTTTCGTCAGGTAGGGATCGTCGTCGGCGACATACCGGGCCGCCGCCGCCGCCACCTCGTCGCGCGTGAGTCCGAATGCGATCAGCCCCTTCGCCACTTTGCCCAGCCTCGGCCCGAACCCGACATACCGGCGGCCATACCGGACGCGCCACGCCTGATCGAACGCCGCGAAAACACGCGGCACCGTCAAGGCAGGGTTCGGCCGTTCGGCACGTTCTGGCATTTCTAACGCCTTTCGTACACGGTACGACTTAGCCCCACACCGGCAAATCGTCGCAAGTTTGCCGTTGATCTCTCGTCTATGCTGCGCGGCCTGGTGGTCATAGCCCCACCGTGGTGCTCGCTTCGTCGCCCGACCACGTCGGCCCCTGGGTGTCAGGTGATACCGCACGCCGTCGCACCGAGGCCAGGGTGTCGCGGATCAAACGCGACAGCCGGGATCGCACCGGCAAGTCGTCAACCCTTTACTTGGCCCCACCGTTGCCGCTCGCAGATCTGCCGCGCCGTGTGGTCGGCGCGCTGCTCGCGGTCGCTTTTTGTATCCCGCCCGACCGTCGGCGGCGTTGCGCGTCGCGGTTCTTACACCGTCGCGAACAATACTTCTGCGCGGCCGTTCTCGGCGTCATGATCCACACGCCGCACGCCGCGCACCGAATCGCATCAGACTCGAACACCTGATGCCCTCAGAACACGATCTCTTGTCGCCACTTCCAGAGCCGCAGGATCGCGTCGCACGCGGGCCATAATTCCTCAAGGCTCGGCACCGCCGCGACTTCCACATCGGGATCGCCGACGACCTTCGGCAACCGGATCACGACGGCCCCATCGACCGCCCCGTGCCCCATCTCGGCGAGCGCGACCTGATAGAACGCCGACTGTAGAAACGCTTCCTCGCGATAGATCCGCTTGCCGGTTTTGAAGTCGATCAGGAGTCGCTGCCCGGCCACGGTCGCGACCAGATCGAGCGTGCCCGCGTACTGGTGCGTGGTCGAGTACACGACCTGCTCGACCAGTTCGGGTTTGATCGTGTCGCCTGCCCAGTCCTCGAAGCGACTGACGGCCCAGCGCGCGGGATCGCTCACGTCCGGCTCAGGGCCGAGCGTCTGCCCGAGTCTGATCCGCAGCCGGTGTTCGATCAGCCCGTGCGCCTCGCTGCCGATGTTGCCCGCGCTCTTGAGCTGCTGCGTGTGCGCCTTCGGGCCGAGTTGCTTCGACAGCGTGCTCGCGAACTTGGTGCCGGTGATCGTGCTCTGGTGCGCGCGCAGCCCGTCGTAGAGCTGCCCGGCGACCTCGACCACGTAGTCGCGCTCGACCTTTGCCGCCCACGGCACGAGCGCCGGTTTGCTGAGTAACCCGAGCATCGTCGTCACGCCGACATAAAACTCGTTCTCGATCTCGTACTGCCGCCCGGCCTTTGTCTGCCGACGGTTTGCGGTTGTAACGGTCGGCGTCATGCCTGCGCCTCGGTGACTAAATTGAGATCGCCGCGCCGGAGCAGGATCGTGTCGACGCAGCCCTCGGTCGGGCACGACCCGATCGCGGTGACGTAGCCGACGGGTCGCCAGGTCTGCGAACGCCCGATGCCCTCTAGCTCTGTGCCCGCCTTGACCGTGAGCGGCTCGCCGCAGGTGACACAGTGCGACGGCTGGTAGGCGGTCGGCATTAGAACGGCACCGCGTCGACAGGCGGCGTGATGTCTGGCGGCGGTGTCGTGGTCGGCGCACCTGGCGGGAACACGCCCTCGACGTTCGCCCACACGTCGCCGTCGGTCTTGATCGCGTGCTTGATCTCTACTTGGCACGTTTTGCCCACGAGCTGCATGAGGTCGATCCCGTCGCGTTCTTCCTCGGGCGAGACGGGCACGCCGCGCCAGGAGTCGAGCGTCTTGCGGAGCATTGCCCGCGCGTGTAGCGATCGCGTGTAGCGGCGGCGCACGACGAACAACCGCTCGCCGCCGTTCAACTGCCACGAGATCGAGATCATTGCCTTGGTGCCGTAGGCCGTCTCGACCTGGCCGAGATCTTCGACGTCCAGGCAGACGGCCTCGTGCCGTCCCTCGGGCGCGCGTTCACTAGTGGACACGTTCACTACTAACCTCGTCATGTGGCGAACCTCCGAGCGCCGGGCGGGTGGCGCAGACTGTGCATTGATACGACGGCGGCGGCGAGTCGAACCGGGTCACCGTGATCGGCCCAGCGTCGAAAATTGACACCGAGGCCAGGACGGTCTGATAGCCGATCCAGCAATCAGCGCAAACCAGATCGGCGGGCGAGTTCGAGTGCGCGACCAGGTGCCACGACATCAGCGATCCCTCGGCGGTCGCGGCGTTGTGTCAGTCGCCGCGCGTTTGACGATGATTCGGTCGAGGTCGCGCGACAAGTAGAGCGGCGTGCGACCAAAGCGCACGCGCGGCACGCGCAGCCGGGAGACGCGACTGCGAAAGCTCGCGAGCGTGCCAGGAAATCGGACGTAAGCCATTGCTTCGGCTTCGGAGAGGTAGCGCGGCATCTTAGGCGGTGCGCTTTCGGTCGGCGAGGGCGATCGGGCGGGCTGGTCGCGTCGGTCGCTGCCTGACGTCTGGATGTTGCAGCCAGGCGATCACGTCCTCGCGGAGCCAGCGATACCACTGGCCGGACACGCGCGGCATCGGCGGCGGGAACCGGCCCGAGCCTTGATCGGCGTCGCGCTGGATCGTCGACGGGTGTACGTCAAAAAGCGCCGCCAGGTCGCCCCGTCGAATGATGGGCGGCAAGTCTCGGGCGCGGCTGATCAGGCTTTGTTGTCTTTTCGGGCGGGGCATAAGGGGCACGATATGGGCGCAGCATTATCGCGTCAAGCAATAAAAGCGCTATAGCACCACAACGGTGCAAACTAACGCAGATAGTCGCTAATTTTGCTCCGCCTGCGCGTAATCCTGCGCCATACAATAGCCCGCCTATGCCAATCCACCTCGACGACATTCGCTGGCACGTCGGCCACGTACTGCGACGACTGCGGCAAGCGCACCAGCTCAGCCAGTCCGCCCTGGCCGAGGCGTCAGGCGTCGCGCAGTCGAAGATCCAGCGACTCGAAGATCGTGGCGTCGGCACCCTGGACACCGTGACGGCGTTGGCCGAGGTACTCGGCACGACCGTCGGCGAAGCGACAAGTTACGCCGAGCGATTGAACGGTGCCACAGCGGGCGACCAGAACGCAGTCGATGCCCTGGCCGCTCTCATTCGGAAGGAAAGCGGATCGCGGTAAGCATGCGGCAGCGGCGGGTGCACGGCGGGCCGTGATCGGTATGCCAATAGTATGCCCAGAGTATGCCAAAAACGGTCAAACCAGTGACATCCAGCGACATCCAGTGACACCGAATGACATCGAGCGGATCGCACGCTGCCCCAACGAAAATGGGATCGAACCAATGAAAATGGGTGGTGGACCGCATGGGGCTCGAACCCACGACCTCCGCGTTGCGAACGCGGCGCGTATACCAAAACAAGCCCCGGAAACACTGACGAAAACCGACCCCCCTGCGGACGGTATGCCAATAGTATGCCCAGGCGCACCGCAGCCCGCCGCCGAGACGCCGCGAGCTGATCGCGTGCGCTGTACGCCACGCGGCCCCGGCCCCATACCGCTGCAAGGCCCGGCCGGAGATCGTCCCGTACACGGCAACCTCGCAGGCCGTTTTCGGGTCAGACGACCGTCGAGAGCCACAAGCCGAGCGCCGTGCCGCAGCCCGCCCCCATCGCATAACAGCACATCGCGACCGGGCCGTCGGCTCGACTCGCCGTGCGGGCGTTCAGCCACCAGACGCCGGACAGCGCCGCCGCCACGACGATCGCCAGCGATCGCCCCGAGGCGAGCAGCGTGGTGTTCCACGACACCAAGCAAACGATCGCCAGGCCGCGCAGGAAGATCGACACGTAGCCCTTCATCACGCCCCCTTGTCGAGCTGATGGTGCCGCCAGATCAAAAAGGCCCACGCGGCGATCTTGGCGACATCCTCGACGTCCCCGCGCGCCAGGTAGCGTCGGGCCTTGTAAACGATTTCGCCTGCGGCGTGCCCGTGGCCGCCGACCATCTCGGCGACCGAGCGGTAGAGCACGTTGTCGCCGTCGGGGCCGTTCTGGCTGTAATGCTTCGAGGCGGCAGTCGCGCCGAGCAGGGCGGCGACATCCGCGCAAAACTGATCAAACGTCGGCGCGTCGGCTGCGCCCTTTTTTTCGTCGTCGGCAATATTCGGCATAGAACTGCTGCACCTCATCATCGGTTAGGAACTTGCGTAGCTGCGTCGTCGTGCGTCGGATCGATCGCTCGGATCTTTCAGGATACACCCGGTGTAGCAGCTCGTGGAGGATGGTGTCGACGGTCGCGGGCACCGGGTTAATCACCACGGCATCGCCGTCGATGCAGACGCCGTGCACCGTCTCGCCGGGTGCCGTCAGATACGCCTCGACGATCGGCGCTGCGCCCAGCTCGGCCCACAGTCGGAGCCAGAGCGCGCGCCGCCTGGCGTCATCGCTGCCAGGGTGCGCCGTCTTCGACATCAAACCAGTGCAGCTTGACCGAGTTGAGATCCGTCCGCCCGTCGACCTGCTCGAAGGTCACATACCCGCGCCGCTGCGGTCGGCCGCCGATCTTGGCCTGCGTCATATACCCGGCCGTCTTACACAGGCACCCGCACTCGACGAGCATCGACGACGCGCGCCACGGCAGCACGGCAAGCGTGTGCGTGTGGCCCATCACCAGCAACCGGATCGCGTCGAGGCCGAGGGCGTCCGAATTATCGGCGAGCCATTCCTCGAACGCTCGGAGCGCCGCGCCGGGCGTGCGGCTGTATTTCTCAGGATGCGCCAGGACAGCATCGCCGACGACGGTGAGCCAGTCGATCGCGTGCGTCGTGCCCGGCACCGGGTGCGAGGCGACGCTGACGTTCTCGAACCGCCGGGCGAGTGCGGTGATCGGGCAGAGCGTGCCACTCGGCGTCATCGCGGTAATCGCGTCGACCATGTCGGGCGTCAGTTGCGCGGCGAGCGCCTTCCGCAATCTGGCGTCGTGATTGCCGACGATGATCCGCACGGCGGGCAGCAACTCCGAGAACGTCTCCAGGATCAAGGTGACAGCGGCCCACTCGTCGGCATACGGCACCCGCTCGTGTTTGCTGAATCGCGACAACGAATAGCAGTCGCCCACGTCGCCGATCAGCACGGCGAGATCGGTGCGCTTCGACTCGCGCGCCAGCATGGCCGCCAACATCTCAGGCTCATGGAACGGCACGTGAAGATCCGGCACGACCAGAACGCGCGTCCGCCCGTCAGGCGTGCGCGCCTTCGCTGCGCCGCGATACCGATCGCGCGCCTGGTGGATGCACTCTTGCCAGCGTGCCCACGCTTCGTCATAAGTGCGGAGCGGTTGCCGCAGGTACGCGTCGGCCTCGTCGTGCTGCGCTTTGGCCTCGCTGCGCTGATACAGCCTGGAGCATTTAAAACAGCGCGTCGCGCGCTTCGAGCACGGTCCGCCGCAGTCAATGCACGGCGCATTCGGCAACGCCCGACTCGGCACGCCGCGACGGGTGTAGTAGCACTGGATGCACCTGGTCGCCGTCGCCACCGACAGCGGGCGTTCCTTGCAGACCGGGCAGATCCTCGGCTTAGTCATCGCCGGGATCGCCGTCGGCCTGCGCGTGCGCCAGCGACGGCCATGACCCCGATCGCATCATGCCCGCGAGGCGACCGGCGCGCACGGGCACCTGCGTCTGCCAGCGGGAGTCGAGCAGCTCGTCGGCGCAGCGATCGAAGTCGCCAGCTTTCAACGCGGCGAGCGCCTTGCGGAAGCCGCACACGCCCCGCACGCCCAGGTTGTGCGCCATGTCTCGCAACGCCGCGAGGCGCACTGGGTCGAGGCTGGCCGCCCACGGCAACGCCCCCGAGATCTCGGCGGCGGTCGCGACCAGGTCGTGGTCGAGCAGCTCGCCCGCCTCGGCCTGCGTCACGCCGCGCACGTCGAGCGCCCGACCGAATCCGATCGTCGGGTGCCCGACCAGCGTGTCGCCAGGGCCGATCGGCTTGCCGGTCGCGTCGTCGTAGACCGTCAACCGACAGCCCTCGTGCAGTTGCACCAGGGCGCGCACGGTGTCGATCATGACGTGGTCGCTGCGGCCTCGGCGGCCGCGTCGCGCTTGGCCTGATAATCCGACACGACGGCATCGAGCGCCCGCCGGGCATTGCCCGCCGCCACGGTCGCCCGCACAAACTCGCGCGCGCACTTTGCGACGGCCTCGTCGGAGAGTAGATCGCGCCCGAGCTTGCCCTCGACATGCCCGAGCACGGTCGCGCTCAAATTGATCGCCGCTTGTTCTTTTTCAGCGCCGGGCGTGCCCAGCTCGACGGCGTCCTCGGTGATCTGCGTCGCCAGTGTCAGGATGCCCGCAATGCCCTGCGCGCCCGGCACGAGCGCCGCGAACGGCGAGGCGATGGCCGCCGCGTTGCCGATCTTTCGTAAGATGCTCAAAAATCCCATTGCGCCCCCTTGCTAGTCGTCGATGCGCCCGACAATCAGACGCCCGCACGCATACTCCAGATCCAGTTCGGCATTCGCCGTCATCGTCACATCGTCATACTCGCCCGTATCCGGCACGATGATCCGGCAGGACAACGCCCGCACCGCGCGCAGCCGCGTGTGTCGCGCCAGGCTATAGACCAGCGTGACGAACCGGCCATCGTCGGCGGCGACGACACTGTCGATCCGACGGTCGGCCGCCTCGGGGAACCCGTCGGCGTCAGTCAGCGGCGACTCGTCGCGGTTGCCGTGCACGATCAGCCGAAACGCCGATTGCAGATCGTCCGGCAAGTGTCGCCGCACGTTCGGCACAACCTCGAACCCCGGCTCGTCGGCGATCGGGCCGAGCCACGACCGCACGCCCCGGTGCGTATGAAAGACGAACGCCGCCGGGGCCATAAAATTCGCGACCGCCAGCAGGCATAGAGCCTCGGGCGTTTCGATCGGCCCCATGACGTCAGCGCCGATCAGATCACGGCTCGGCCCGCCGGGTTCAGACTCGACGCCGAGCCGACTGACGGGCCGCCCGTGGCCCTCGTCGTAGGTGATGCCGCGCGCGTGCCGGATCGCCGAGACGTGATCTTGCTCGAAGTGGCCCCGGTGCCCGTGCTTTTGCCAGAGCGGCGGCCGACCCCACCGATCGAGGTCAACGATCTCTTCGCTGTACGCACTACGCAAGCGCAGGCACGGCAGCGCGTAGGCGTCGACCAGCGGATCGATCACAAGCCGGTCGAGGTCGGCGGGATCGTCCGGCTCGGAATCGTACAGCCAGTTCTGCCAGGCCTCGTTCACGTCGGCGAAGATCATCACGCCCGGCGCAGCGACGGCGATGACCTGGCCGACCGTCTGCGCCCAGGTGGTGAGTTGCGCCTCGTTGCGATCGAACATCTGGAGATCGCCGCACGACCAGAACAACCGCAGGGCACGCTCGTCGAGCGCCCGACAATAGCCCGCCACCATGTCGTCGTAGTCCGGCCACGCCTCGACCCGCACGTCGTCCTGGCCGGTGAACGCGATCGGCGCGACTTCATGCCCGCGCCAATACGGATACCAGCCGAGCGAAAACCAGGTGCGGACGAACTCATAGCCCGCCGTCGCAATCGTGTCGAGCTGGTGCAGGCAGGCATCGGGATCGGCGCGGTACTGGCCCAGGCCCCAGCCGTACGTGATGCCCAGCGGTAACACCGGGCCGACGTCGTCGGCGAAGTGGCTGCCAGGCACCGCCCGCAGCGCGCCGTAGATCTGCCCCGGCACCAGCGGCGGCGACGGTTCCGGCTCGCGGTCTGGCTCGGTGACGACCGGCGGATCGCGCGGCAGTCGCTCGGGATCGCGCGCGCCCTCGTCGCCCGCGCCGAGATCGTCGTTCTCGACGTGCCCGTGCCAGGACCGTCGATCAGTCATCGTCGAAACACGCGACCCGGTCGGCGGGTGTCTGGCTGGTGTTGATGCAGATCTGGCGCAGCACGGGCAGTAGCTCGCGCAGCTCGGCCTCGCTGCGATCGGCGTGAGTCTGGATCGCGGTCAGCACTTGCGTCGACAACAGCCAGACCAAATAGATCGCAATCGCCGACGGGACGCCGACGGCGCTGACCGCCTTCACGATCCAGGGTGTCCCGTTCGCGAGCAACGTCGGCATCGGTTAACCGCTTTCTGTGTCCTCGTCGGGGTCGGCAGGCGGCGCGAGTTGCTGCGCCTGCTGCGCGACGAGCGCCTGCAATCTGGCGATCTGGATCATTTGTTCGCCGATCACGGAAAACAGGGTTTCGGTCGTGACGGGCGGCAGCGTCGGAGCTGTCGGTTCGGTCATCGTCGGTATCCTTTTGGTTAGGGTTCAGGTTCCGGCGCGGGTGCCGGTTCCGGTACTGACCACGGTAGACCGCTCGCCGTGGTCGGGTTCATCTTGGTGTGTAGCTGCGCGGCTACCTGTGCCTCAATCGCCGCCACTTCCTCCGCGCCCATCTTGTCGTGCACCCATCCGAGCGCGAGTGCTTTGGTAACATCTCCCCACGCCACAAAATCGCCGCCGGTAAACGGCTCTAAACTGATCCCGCCGTTGGTCCCAACCGCGTACGTGTGATCTCCGACCGTTTGCTCGTCGGTGCAGATCCAGACGACGCTATAGATAACCCGCGCTTCGCCCTCAAATGGCCCTGCTGGGCCAACGAGATAATCGGTGCATACTGCAATGTTCCACGTTGCCGCCATCTGTCTACTCCTCGATTATGGTGTCTCACGCGTGCATTTATATTCCGTTCCCCCGGCGGTCATGTAGTGCATATACCCGTCTGTCTCAAACCAGAACACCGTATGAGCAGCGATGGCCGACTGCGCCGCTGTGAGGTTCTTCATGGCTTGCACGCCAAACCCGCTCAGTATTAAATCAACCGCGCTGTTCGGCGTCGTCCCGATTCCAACGTTGGCGTTAAATTTCACATCGCCAGTGCCGCGCACTATGCGGAACGACTCCGTGGCGACATCGTTCACCAATCGCTGGAAGACGGGATCGCCGGTATCAGCCAATCCAATTTGTAGCCCATACGCCCCTGCGCCGGATGCCCGCTGCGTGATGCGGAAAATATCTAGCACGTTGTCGCCGCCGGACACGTCAAGCGCAACATCAGGATCGGTCACCCCGATGCCGACATCGCCAACCGAATCGATGGTGATCCGATGCGTCCCTTCGGTCCAAAACGACATTTTGTTGTCGTTGTGGTCGTACTTAATCCGGCCAGAGTCAGCGTCGCCTACATCACCAAAGGCGATCATTTGCTGGTAATTCCCACTAGGCGACAAAAACGTCATCCCCGCGTGCGTCGAGTTTTCCACGACCAGATCATCCGCCCCGGCTGTTGCTGTCACGCTGCCCGCTGTCGCGCTATGCACATGCAGGGTGCCATCTGGATCGGTGATCGCGCCAATTCCAACGGTGTTCCCTTCAGCTTGTAAGATAAATGGCACCTGAGCGGTGCCAGCCTTGACCGCCTGTAGCCAGCCGTGCCCGTTCGTGGTGTCAGTGCGATAGCCGATCCGCAACTGCATATTTTTATCTGTCGATCCGATGATCTGGACCTGAGCATTGTTCTCCGCGTATGAAGCACAGTCACCGGAAATTTCCAGGAGCACACCGGGGTCGGTCACGCCGATGCCCACGTTATAGTCGAATCGGCTGATCCCGGCATCCACTAGCAGCGAATAATCCGAGGTCGCTTCGCTTGCCGGGCCAGTGATCCAGAGCGATGCCGAGGTATCAACGCTTCCACCGCCCCCGACGATCATCGTCGGCTCGTCGATCTTGACTTGGTAGACCGTCGTGACGGCTTGGCTTGCTTGCGTCGTGATCGCATTCCCGAAAATTGTGCCGCCCAGAGACGACGTATCGCCAGCAACGCCGGTCAGCGTTCCGGCGTACCACTGTTTCGCCGCGTTCGACGCCGCGCCGCCAGATGTGAAATTCCCAGCAAAATAGTTTGCGATGTAATCGAGCGGAGACGCGCCGACCGACAGGCTGTTCGTGCTGGCGTTATACGTCAACGCGCTATTTCTCGCCAGTTGCGTGCCGCTGCTCGCGAAGATCAGCTCGTTCGCCCCCTGTGACGCGATCGCGATCGAGCCGGTACGCAACGCGGCACTATTGGCAACGACTGAGGCGTTCCACTCTGCGGCCGTAACCATGTCCCCGGTTGTCAGGGTCGAAGCGGCGACGTAAGCCATGTCTTACTCCTTTAGAACGACAGCAGCGTCGAGGTGCCGACGTTCGACGCGCCCGCCGTGCCGATGAACCAGTACACGATCCGGCTCGCGGGCGACAGCGTCCACTTGCACCGGATAATGTTCGTCGGCTTGATCGTCAACGTGACCGATTGAATAAAGTAGCCCTCGTCGAGCGCCGTCTGCGCTTCGCTGATGCCGATCCGATCGCCGACTTCTCTGGTAAGCCCGGCGGCCATGAGTCCCGCGTTTTTGTTCAACAGGATCGTCACGCTCTCGGCGCTCTGTTGCGCGTCTTTGTACACCCCGAGGAAGTGTTTTGCGAACGAGTTGCCCACCACCGGGTCCATCTGATAGCTGGCGTCGTAGCGGTAGGTGTTCGTGCCGAACGTCGACTGGCTCGTCGCGTCTTCTAATTCGTTTACGGTCGTCTGCTGGTCGTAGATCCCGAGGCCACGGAAATCGAACTTCGTGATGTACAGCGTCGTGCTCGCGTGGTTGTTCGTCAACACGACCGACGCCGACGTGCCGCCATACGTGGCACTCACCCCGAGACTGCTGGACATGTCAGCGCCCGACGCATCGGCGGCGGCGTTGGCCGTGTAGTCGGTCGAGCTGGCAGGCGTGACCATTGACGTCCCCGCGCACCGCTGCTCCCGGTCGTCGGGATCGGTGTAGGGGCAGACAAGCGTGATTGACTCGCCCGCCAGGAGCGCGACCGCCGAGTCGGTGCCGACCGTCGCGTCGCGCATCGAGTACAGCACGACGCTGCTGCCATCCTTGCGGCGCGGGTGCGTCAACACCTGCATGCGGTTGATCACCGAATCCCGCGAGCGCCGGATCGAGATCGCCTCGATGTCGTCGTCGTCGAACGTCGACTGGTTCGTGTTTTTCTTGGCGCGGTCGGTGCGGCTCTCGTACGTGAACGCCTGCGCCGTGCTGGCGTTGGTCGTGCCCTTCGCATAGATAAAACCCGCCTCGGACATTGCGAGGCGTTGCAGCTCGCCGAGCACGCTGACGCCTTCCTCGGGCGACTTCGCGTCGAGCGCGAGCGCGTAGGTTTCCCGCCCGGTGCCGCTCGTCGAACTGCCAGGCGCGGACGGCATCGCCGCGACCAGCGTGTCGAAGACCTCGTCGCCGCGCTTCGAGGTCAGCACGGCCTGCCGTTTGAGTGACGTCCGCAGGCATTCGTCAAGGTAGTCGTGCACGACGCACAACGTCGTCCAGGGTCCGCGCTGGTTTGCCGTCGCATGAATCGACGCCAGCCGCCCGACGACCTTGTAGTACGTCGTGCCGCCGTACGTGATCGCGAGACGGCACGCGATGCCGATCTCGAACCCGCTGCGGACGTTCGCATGCCCTGGGCTGTAATACCCGACAGCGGTGTTCGAGTTGTTCGCGGAATTGTCGAGCGCAAAGGTGAGCGATCCAGGCTGCGCGCAGCGGTCGCCCGGCCCCCCTGCGGCTATCCCGTAGGACGCCACGACGTCAACCTGCGCGCGCACGTCGGCCCACACGTTCGTCCACGCGCCAGCCGTGCCCGCGAACTGCATCTCCAGGGCGATCGAGGTGGGCGCAACGCCCATCAGTTTGTCGCCCCCGACTGCGCGATCGCCGCCGCCAACATCTTCGGCACGAGTTGCGATTGAAACGTGCGCTCGACTTCGAGGTCGGCCCGCAGCGCGCGGATCTCGTGCGCGAGCGCAGCAACCCCTGGCGCGCTCTGCCCTTCGGGCACGACGGCCTCGCGACCGTGCAACCGGACCAGCGTGCCCCGTCCGCCGCCAAAGTCGACGAAGCGCCCGCCCGTGCCGTGCTGGAAGCCTTGCGCGTGGTCGCCCGTCTCGCCGCTGCCCTCGCCGACGATGTCGTCGAAAATGTGCTGCATTTCGTCGTGGATATTGTCCCAGGGCAGGTTGTCAACGTCCCACTCGATCTGCGTTTTAATGTTGATCGTGTCAGGCAGATCGCGGATCGACGCACCAAGATCGACGATGTTGCCGTTAACGTCGATAATGGCGCTACTGAGCTGCGCGGCGAGCGCGTCGTCGGCCAGTGAGCCGACCAGCGCGCGCAGATCTTCGAGGCTCATGCCCATTTTGTGCGCGACCTGGATCAGCTCGTAGAACTGAATCTGTCCACTATCCGACGCAGTCGCGAATCCCGCCGCAAGATCTTCGAGGATCGGCCCGATCGCCTCGGCCGCCTCGCCGCTTGTAATGTGCCCCTGCTCCACCATCGACCAGAGGTCGCGGGCGGTCCTCGCGACGAGCTGGTAGTCCTCCGACATGTGCAACCCCTGGGAGCGCGTGATCTCCGACAGGTGCAGCAAGAACGCCGTATAGTCGTGCCCGATCTCGGTCGAGGTCGCCGCGATCGCGCGCTGCATACTCGATCCAAACTGGAAGCCCATCCGCTCGCCCATGATCCGAATGTTGTCCTCGGTACTCCGACCGAACAGCCCCTTGATGGCCCCGCCGAGCTTTCGTAACCCCTTCATACCTGCCGACACCGCCGCGCTGATGCCCTTGCCGATCAGTTGCCCGGCCATCGCCCCGATCGGACCAAACGCCGCGCCGATCGCCGCGCCGACTTTGCCGGTAAGCGCGCCGACGAGCTTGCCCTCTAGGTGCGTGCCGATCAGCCCGCCAAAGTGCGACCCGACCGCG